CCTGTTCCGATGTCTGACCTTTACGCGGTTTAATTGTTTTACTTACTGCCTTGATACAGCGACAGAACTTGCGACCTAAAGATTCGCTGGGCATTTACTTAGAGATGATATTTCGCGAGGCGCCTGCGGATTGCGTCCATGTCGTATTACATATCGCACACTGATACATCCATACAAGATTCTTGCTGTCAATTTCTACTGGAACAACATCGCGGTCTTCGCCATCCGTATTCGTATCACATTCCTCGTTGGGACACACAATATTCGTTAGGTGCTCGAGGGTTGGGTCATGCTTGAGGTAGGGATTCATAGCAAGGGCAGTTGTGTTCTCTTGACGCAGGTTACGCTCATATACAACTGGATTCTCGCGAGTCACAGGCTCCTTGTAGGGACAACTGCGACACATGTGAACTGCTACTTTCTTCTCGCCGACGATATCCTCGCTGAAGGCATATAGCATATTGCGACAAGTAGGACAGAACTTCATCTTATCTCTTACACTTATTCCATCTGAAAGTTATGTTTTCGTTTTTCATGATAGTGCGTTCAAAACGGATGCGCCGCCAAAAAGTTGTCTAAGGGCATCACACGAATGGCGGAATTCAAGAGTCTACACGCATTCCTACAAGCGCATACGACTGATAGTGCGATCACGCACACATCCATGAAGGGTGGTAAATACTTCATCCCAGAGGATAAACTAGATCAGTTTTATACTCTATATGTGGAAGCTCACGAGGACCGCGATTACTCAAACTTCTACCTGACCGAGAAGCCAACAACCATCGGTCCTCTGCGTGTTGATCTTGACTTCATCTACGAGGGCGATGTGAAAGATCACAAACACAGTCGTGAGCAGACAACTGCTTTCGTCAGAGCATATATTGAAACTGCAGGTCAATATGTAGAACTTCCAACCGAATTTGATATTTACGTCATGGAGAAGCGCAAGCCTACGCACGAAAAGAAGGGAAATCGCACTAAGTCAGGTATTCATCTCGTAGTCCCGGATGTTTGTACGCATAAACTCGTCGAACAGAGTGTCCGTCGCACGCTTATTCCTCGTATGGACGAGTTCTTTGGGGGCCTTCCTCTGAATGAGTCATGGGAGAAGGTATATGACAAGGGTGTTGTAGACCGAAGTGTCAACTGGACACTCTATATGTCTAAGAAAAACGACAAAGACGATGTCACACGTCCTTACGAAATTCAATATGCGATTCGGTATTCTGACGGTCAGTATATTCTGAATAACAAAGTTCCGGATATTAATGTTGGATTGATGAAGAAACTTTCTATGCGTCAGTCGGATGATATAGAGACTCCGATGACCGAAAATGGTAAGAATCTATATTCTACAGCACGCGATAAGAATGCCGGGAATGCGGATGGGGAAACGCGCAAGAGAGGCCGTACCTTTCAGCGTAACGAGAAACCCAGTTCTCGTGCGTCTTCGCCGAGTGCACGTATCATTCAGCCTCTGACTCCAGAACGCAAGGATTATCTACAATCGCATACTATGAATTTGGATAAGTCGCGTTATGAAGATTACGATAAATGGGTTCAGGTTGGAATCTGTCTGTTCAATATTCATCCCGATCTGCTAGATGTATTTCTGGATTTCAGTTCTCAGTGGGAGAAATATAACGAGTCTGATTGCATCCAAAAGTGGAACTCTCTGACTTTCCGAAATGATGGAGATCGTATTGGGGAACCGACTCTGCGATTCTGGTCGCGCGAAGACAATCGTGCTGGTTACGACCGAATTGAAGAGAATAATGTAGATAAACTCGTGCTCAAAGCATGTTCAAACACAGAGTTTGATGTTGCGATGCTTATCTTTGCGAAGTTTCGCGATCACTACAAGTGTTCTGATTTCCGGTATAATGTATGGTATCGTTGGATGGGACATATCTGGAGACGCACAGACCAAGGCGTTGATCTTCAACTTAAGCTATCAAAGGATATCGCAAAGGTATTTGAGGATGCGGCGGAACGAATTAAACACGAAATGGAGACTGATGGTCTGACATGTTGCGTTGCTCCGAGTGGGAAGGACGATTGCAAGGTATGCCAGTATTGTTCCAAGGAAAGTCAGAAACTTGCTTTAATGAAGATGTATCTTCGCATGAAATCAACTGGATTTAAGACGAATGTTATGCGTGAGTGCCGTGAGTTGTTCTTTGATGAACAATTTGGAAAGAAGTTGGATACCAATAAAGATCTAATATCATTCAATAACGGTGTACTAGATCTGATTACGTATGAGTTCCGCCCGGGTAAGCAGGAGGATTGTATCTCGTTCTCAACGGGGATTGATTATGATCCCGATCGTCCTTACTACGAGTATCCTGCGTGGCCGAAGGTTGAGAAGTTCATTCAACAGGTCCTGCCTAAGAAAGAGGTGCGCGATTACTTTGTGAAGCATCTCGCATCGAATCTATTTGGTGGGAATACAGCACAGAAGTTCCATATTCTGACTGGTTCGGGTTCAAATGGTAAGTCCATGATTATGAATCTGATGACGAAGACCATGGGTGACTATGCGTGTACAGTTCCAATCTCACTCTTCACGCAGAAACGTAAGAGTTCAGGTTCTGCTGCTCCTGAAGTTGCTCGTCTGAGAGGTCGTCGCTTTGTGACTATGCAGGAGCCAGATGAGCAGATTGCGCTGAATACCGGTCTGATGAAGGAAATCAGTTCAGGCGAGAAGATGTATGCTCGTGACCTATTTGAGTCTGGTTCGGAATTCGAAGTTCTTGCCAAGTTTCATCTGGCATGTAACGAGAAGCCGAAGGTAAATACAATTGATGGCGGAACATGGCGCCGTCTGGTTGTCATTAACTTTCTATCGAAATTTGTGGTGAGCCCGTCGGCTACGAATGAGTTTCCGCTGGATGAAAGTATCCAGTTCTCAGTAAATACTACTGAATGGGCAACACCATTTCTAAGTTACTTGGTTCACGTTCTACGACAGGGGCAGGGACTACGGAAGCTGGTGGCACCCCCGGAGGTTCTGGAGTACACGAGCGATTACCGCAACGAAAACGATGCGATTGCCAAGTTCATTACGGAGAAGATTGTACCTTGTACGGAGGGTGAGGCAGTTGAGAAGGCGGTGCTACGACGGACGTTCAAGATCTGGAAAGACGAAAACGACCAGCGCAGTTTGCAACCGCAGGATTTGGAGAAGAGAATTATTGAGTTGTATGGAAAGTATCCTCCCGGTGGATGGACAAAATTCCGTGTGATTTAATGCTTACGACTACGACGCGTCTTCTTATGCGAACGGCGACTCTTGCGAGATTTCGCTAGACGACGAGCTCCTGTCGCAGTATATCCAGGAGACTCCGGCTCGGTTCCGAGATATGAACTTGTTTGTGGCGTAGATGCAACAGGTCCTACGGTAGACTGTGCAATAGATTCAGTTGTGCCCGCAGGACCGCGGAACACACTCTTTAGATTATCCCACCAGCTCATTTCTATTTGTTTAAGTCAAATAACTTTTTACGAACGCTTGGCGCCCGTAATCGGCGCATACGCCTTGATGTGGGGCAGCGACACAGACACCACCAGCAGAGACACCAGCAGCGTGATCGTGGCCGAGATGACCTTACCGACCTCCAGTTTCACGCCGGCGATCTGCACCTCCGCACCATACACCGTCTGCTGGACGCCAGGGAAGAGCGATGCCACGACGGGCGTCACTAGACCAGTCGTCAGAGACGAGAAGAAATCCTTCAGGGCGCCACCAATTACGAAGGCGACCGCAACAGTTAGAAGAAGACGACGAGAACTCATTGCACCACCGTCCATTTTGTTTATACTTGAATAAACAAACTTTTTTCAACATTTTGGCTCCATTCCAATCAGTTTCAGAAAGGCAGTCGGCGTTCCAAAATAATAATGAAGAATTTCACCTCCAATGAACCATGTAAGTAAATTCCACCAAAATCCAGTCTGCGTTAAATAACTCGTGAGCCATGCAAGAAGAATCGTTCCAATCGTATCCCCTACCGCTATTCCCAAAAATCTATAAGAATGAAACCCTGTTCCTGGAACTCCAAATAAATTCTTGTAGGGGCAAGACATTTATACTTGGATTAGAATAATGGGAATCGACACTCGTTTTTTCGGGCCGAGTGGTTGGCAGTTATTTCACTTAATCGCCTTCCGGTCGGCCCATCCGGACGATATTCTAGGAATGATGAAAGATATATTACCGTGTAAGTTTTGTAGAGCAAGCACAACCGATTTCGTAAAAAACCACCCGTTGCGAGGAGACCCTGGCAAGTGGTTATATGAAATTCACAATATGGTGAATAACAAGTTGAGGACACAGTGTAAGGATGATCCTAAAGTGATTAATCCTGGACCTGACCCTTCCTTTGAGGACGTCAAAAAGAGGTATATCACTATGAAATCTCTTGAAGTTCCCGGACGCGACTTTCTCTTCTCAGTAGCCGCGAACTATCCTGAGAACCCTGAATCAACTGATATGGCACGACAGCGTATGTTTATTGAAAAACTCGCTGAAGTATATCCCTTTGAGAAGTTCCGAAAGGTATTTCAGAAATACGTGAGGGAACAGCCAGTTGTGTTAGAATCGCGTAAGGGCTACATGAAATGGATGTATGGATTACTCTATGAAATCAGCCAAAAAGTTCCGATAGAGCTACCATCTTACAAGGGATACGTTCAGCGTGTGATGTATTACACTAGTGGGTGCGACAAGAAGGCATACAAGGGAAAAACATGCAGGCGAGTTGATGGTGGCGGATTTACAAAGAACCGCGACCACAAGCGCACACGTAGAATCACGCAAGCAAGTATACTTTAATTTTTATTTCCAAGTGCCGGAAAGTTTACGTCCATATTCGCATACATCTTCTCGATCTTCTCGTCATTCACCATATTCTGAATAAGAGCCTTCAAATCGATTGTCATTTTCTGAAGGCGAACGTTCTCCTTCTCCTTCAGATAAAGATACCGATCATAATCAGCCAGTGAGGGAAACAAAATACCCTCTGCCTCCACAGGCGTATTGTAGTAGCGCTGATAATCTCGTTGCTCCTTCAGAAAGCATGCCGTGTCATAATCGTAGTCAGAATCGTAGCAAGACATTTTGTGTAGTTGATTTGATCTTTGTCTGGTGGTAGTGAACAACTATCTTTAGTTTCTTAAATCCGTTTTTCGAATCTTCTTCGCCGTGCGAGTGTCCTGCGCCTCCGGAATAAAACCCATCATTTAAAGGTTCATGTAGTTCAGCGCACTTCTTAGACATGTGTTCATTTCCACAAATCATACACTTCATTTACAACTTCTTCTTCTCTTTTAATGCGTCCATTTGGCGAACATGTTTAGATGAATACTTCCCATCTTTACCGGCTCCCTTCTCGCGTTGATCTTTCTTTGACTCACGACGTGTCTTTGGTGGCTCCATACAGATTAAGTGTATTGTAGTAAATAATCCATTTTAATAGTATAATGCCTGAACTACCCTGGACTAAGCATATCCGATTACTTAAGGAACATCTTCGAGTTGGAACTCCAATTCTTCAGTCGGATGTGTCTATCGTAGAAGTATCTACAATTACCGAACAGATTGTAGACCTTCCAGTCATCACGGAGGAACCCGTCGTTGCAGATGTTCCCGTCGTCACAGAGGAACCCGTCGTCACAGAGGAACCCGTCGTTGCAGATGAAGCGTTGTAAATTAAAAGTAAAAATACATTACAATCATAATGGAACAGTGGTATCCCATCGTGATTGGAAGTGTAGCGTTTTGTTATGTTCAGTTGTTCAATTGGAATGCTAAAAAATACTTAAATGGTTGAAGTGGGGTTCGAACCCACGCGACTATTCGTCAGCAGATCTTAAGCCTGCCCCGTTGACCACTCCGGCATTCAACCGATTAATATATACATCAGCGGTTTAAATCACATATTATAATTCAAAATATTGAAGGAGTTAAACTCATGTAGATATCGCGACTATAATGCTTAGTTTACTACTCAACGAATAAAACCTATTATAGTTTCAATATAAATATCATGTCCTACAGATTATCATTTCGTAGAAAACATGATCCGTATGAGTTGAATAATATAAAACCTATAAATTCTTGGAAACAATATATACCTGTAACGCTTGAGCCAATCAAGTATTTAGAAATTGGAGTTCGAACTGGAACAAATATAATTGATGTTGCCGATTCATATGCTAAACATGCTGATTCAAAAATGTATTGTATAGATCCTTGGATTGATTATGAAGAATATCCAGAATATAAGAACGAACAGGTAACAAATTACTCGATATTTGTTGAAAATATAAAATTTATTTCACATAAATGTGTAGTACATCGTAATTTGTCTGAAAATATTCTACCAGTATATCCTGACAATTTTTTCGATATAATTTATATTGATGGAAATCACCAATCACCATATGTCTATAATGATGGAGTAATGGCGTTAAAAACATTGAAAGCTGGAGGATATATAATTTTTGATGACTGTTATAGAGCGTGGCCAGGCGTTGTGAATGATGTAACTAAGTTTATAACTGAATACGCACAACAGATACGGGTTATAGCACATTCTGAAATATGGCAGTTAATTGTACAAAAATTATAACTTAAATCGTTTCTTAAAGTCGCGAATTGACGCACGCAGAGTCTTTTTGTTCCACAAAACCCAGCGACTCAGGGCACCAGGAGTATCTGGTTTGTTCCACGATTCACCCATACCCGAATGACGTTTTAAATAACGCGCCCTACGAGTCACATCCTTGTGCTTTGTAAAGTCGCTCATGCCCCTGGCTCCAAATGGAACTACCCTTTCATGACCATCTGGATACACAAACTTTGCATCCCACTTTTTCTCTTTCTTGTGAGATGAAACAATAGATTTCAGTTTGAGAGTTTTTCTCGGCATCTTACTTTTCTCTCGCAAAATCAAATGGACGTATGGTATTCTATGGTTCGTAAACTGCGCGATGAAAGTGAAAATCCACATGATACAGAGGTATTCACGCACAAAATATTTCACGAGCTCCAATCCATGCGTGTAAAAGAGAAAGTGAAGTTTCGTAAGCGCGAAGGTCGTGAGTTTTTGGAGTGGGTGGAGCGATTGGAGAAGGATTACTCGCCCAAATTTATGAACGAGATTCTTGGCGAAGATGAATTTTGGGAGCTCACCTTATCAATCACCCGCGCTGCTTGAAAACGAATCAAAAGAATATAGACATACCACAAGTAAGTATAAGAATGGGCGATACTATTATCGGCGTTCAGTTCGGCATCGCTAACCCTGATGAGATTGTTTCTCGCAGCGTTGTGGAGGTGACGACAGATAAGACATATCAAGGCGGAACTCCTGTCCCAGGTGGTGTATTTGATGCGCGTTTCGGTGTGATTGAGAACGGCAAGGTATGTGTGACGTGTAAACAGACTAATCTGCTATGCCCTGGTCATTTTGGCCATATCCGACTCGCACGGCCTGTTTATCTCTATCAATTCCTCGACACCATTCGTAATGTTATGAGCGTTGTATGTCTGAACTGCTCGCAGCCATATCTCCCCGACGAGGACCTTGAGCGGATTCCGGCTTCACTAAAGGGAATGGATCGGTTCTCAGAACTTCGCGAGCAGACGATGAACTACAAGAACAGGGCCGCTGGACAGAATGAGGGCGATATCAGCTGTGCACGCTGTGGAAGCGAGGCATTTAAGAAGATTGATAAGGTTGAAAATACAGTCGCATCCCTTGTCGCAAATCGTTATGGTAAAGATGTTCCTCCCGTGCCACTACAAGCCGAAATGGTTCTACGTTGCTTCCAGCGTATGAGCGACGACCATGTTCGCACGATTGGGTTCCATCCGAAGTTCAGTCGTCCTGACTGGATGGTTTGTACGGTTCTTGCCGTTCCTCCACTGACGGTTCGTCCTTCAGTTGTTATGGACGACAATCAGCGTATGGAAGATGATTTGACGCATAAACTAATTGATATTGTTCGCAATAATCAGCGACTTCGTGAGAAGATTGATAAAGCTGAGTCAGCGGACATCATTGATAAATACACCGCGATGGTTCAGTTTGATGTGGCAACGTATGTAGACAATGATATCAAGGGGCTTCCTCCTGCTGCCCAGCGTTCAGGTCGTCCTTTGAAGACACTCAAGTCTCGTATGGGTGGTAAAACTGGTCGCGCACGTGGTAATTTGATGGGTAAGCGTGTAGATTTCTCTGCTCGAACAGTTATCACACCGGATGCAAACATTGAGGTGGATGAACTCGGTGTTCCCGAAGAGATTGCGATGAATCTGACCTTCCCTGAACTTGTGACGCCTTACAATCGCGACCGCCTGATGTCGTATATTCGCAATGGTCCATCCAAATACCCAGGCGCCAAGTCTATTCAATCACAGGGTGATAAGCCAATCAGTCTCCGCTACGCCAACGCAGAGACGCTAGATCTGAAGCCGGGTGATGTCGTGAATCGCCACCTGATTGATGGTGATGTTGTGCTCTTCAATCGTCAGCCATCGCTTCACAAGGGTTCTATGGAATGCCATCGAATCGTAGTGCTTCCTTACTCAACCTTCCGGCTGAACGTATCAGCCACGCGTCCTTACAACGCCGACTTTGACGGTGACGAAATGAATATGCATGTGCCTCAGTCTATCACGGCGGCAACAGAACTGAAATTTCTAGCATCTGTCCTGCGTCAAATCATATCTCCACGCACGAGCTCGCCTATCATTCAGTTATTCCAGGATACTCTGACAGGTGCCTATCGTATCTCACAGAAGGATGTGAAGGTTCCTGAGCATATTGCTATGAATATTCTGTCTCGCACAAAAAAGCCACTCTCTAACTACTCACGAAAGGGCGGTATGCTGACTGGTAAAGAGCTGATCTCAAGCACGCTTCCTCTTCTAGATTTCAACGGAAGCATCAAGGTGCGTGATGGACAGCTGACAGATGGCGTTCTGAAGAAGAGCGCCTTCGGTGGTTCTGCGGACAATCTAATTGATGGTATTCTACACGTAATCTACAATGATTTCGGCCCCCATCGCTGTGGTCAGTTCATCAACGAAGTCCAGAATATTGTCACAAAATACAATCTGTTCTCGGGGTTCTCTGTTGGTGCATCAGATCTGGTAGCAAACAATGTAGTTACCGAAACGGTTCAACAGGCACTTGATAAGGGTCGCAAGGCGGTTGCTGATATCATCTCATCAGTCCATGCGGGAACCTTCCTGAATAACTCAAGTCGCCCAGACGGTGAAGAACTAGAAAATCAAATCAATAATGCTCTCCGCGAGGCAGGTGCAGAGGTCGCAAAGAAAGTGATGGAGAATCTGAACCCAAAGAATCGCATGAAGGAGATGGTAGAGTCTGGATCGAAAGGATCTGATCTGAATATCGCACAGATGATGGCTCTGCTGGGTCAGCAACTGATTGCTGGTAAGCGCGTCCAGTTCACTCTACAGGACCGAACTCTGCCACATTACACCAAGTATGATCACGGAATGGAGTCGCGTGGCTTCGTAGAGAATAGTTTCATTACTGGCCTGCGTCCTGCGGAGTTCTTCTTTCACGCGATGGCTGGTCGCGAAGGTCTTATTGATACCGCTGTAAAGACATCTGATTCTGGGTATATTCAGCGGAAACTTGTGAAGACCATGGAAGATCTGCATGTTGAATATGATGGAACTGTTCGGAATGCAGATGGGTCCATCGTTCAGTTCAACTATGGCGGTGATGGTATCGATAGCGTATGTGTTGAAGCCCAGGAGTGTAATTTGGGACACATGACACTCGAGCAGATTTATGCGGACTTCGGATGTGGCAAGACAGACTTTGAACTGTGTGTGAACGGTGACGTGACTGGCGAAGATGATCTCGTAGAGAAAATTATTGAGGATCGCAATTTTCTGGTTCGTAACATTCTGCGTTACAACAAGTCGTCTAAGATTTATGCGCCTGTGAATCTGCGCCGTCTAACACAAAAGTTCTCTAATCCATATGCGACAAAGACCGATCTGACGCCAAAGTATGTGGTTGATGAACTACAGAAGCTAGCATCCGAGCCCCTAATGAAGGAGAATCGTGTCTTCCATATCCTGTTGCGATACTACCTAGCACCGAAGAAGTCCATCGTCAAGATGCGTCTCAGCAAAGATATGTTTGATGAACTACTGCGTGACATTCGGTTCAAGTATATGAAGGCACGCGTTCATCCAGGTGAGATGGTGGGAACTCTCGCAGCCCAGTCTATTGGCGAGCCTACTACTCAGCTCACTTTGAATACTTTCCACTCTGCTGGGACAGTAAAGGCTAACGCAACTCAAGGTGTTCCTCGTATCATCGAACTACTGAGTGTATCGCATAATCCCAAAAATCCGATGAATGTTGTGTATCTGAACCCAGCGGTTTCCTCATCGGATGACGCAACATTCTCTATGATGCGTGAAATCCAGAAGACAACTCTACGTGATGTAACGAAGTCTATTCGTATCTATTATGACCCAACGCCGTCATCTACAGATACTGCTGTTCAAGAAGATGTAGATATTCTGCGTTCCTATGAGAAGTTTGCTGTTACACAGGGTGATATGACGTGTATCTCTCCTTGGATTATGCGTCTGGAACTGGACCACATGGAAATGGCAGATCGTAATGTAGATATGACAACTATCGCAGCCAAGATTCAAAACAACAAGGTTCTGAAAGTGTTTGATTGTATTCACTCAGATACTAATAGTCCCGGTAAACTGATTCTGCGTATCACTTTCTCACCTGAAATTGCGAAGAATGCGCTGTCTTTGCGATTTATCGAGGACAAGCTACTAGATACTATCTTGACTGGAGTAGATGGTCTAGGACGCGTGTATCGTCGCGAGGTTAAGTCTGAGTTGGTATATGACTCAAGCGTAGCGGGGTATGTTCCGGTCAAGCAGTTTGTCTTCGATGTTGAGGGAACGAATTTGCTGGATTTGGCGACTGTTCCCAACGCAGATCCGTTCCGTTCTTTCTCGAACGATGTCCATGAGATTGTAGAGGTATTCGGTATTGAAACGGCACGCGTCATGCTATATGAAGAGTTCATGGAAGTCTTCAAGACAGAGTTTGTTAACTATCATCACATGATGATGCTGATTGATGCGATGACGCATCCAGGATATATCCTATCGGTTGACCGATTTGGTATGAGTAAGGGTGATTCAGGTGTCCTTGCTCGCTCATCGTTTGAGGAGACTAGCAAGGTTCTGTTTAACGCTGCGATGTCTGGCGAGTTTGATAGTATGAAGGGTGTATCTGCGAATATCATGTTCGGTCAGAAACCTCCTTGTGGAACAGGATTTGTAGACATCCTAATTGATGAGACGAAGCTACCTGAGGGGACTGAAGAGGATGTGTCGGTGTTTGATACTGAACTTGCAGATGTTAATACGCGTGTAGGACAGGTAGATGAGTCAGCATGTCGCGTGGATGATATTATGATGGCGTGGTAACCTACCAACTCCAAGTTCCGCCGAGACCACTGTAATATACAGCAAGAGCACCTGTATACTTAGTTTCTAAACACTTTCCTAATATAGAAATATCATCCAAACACTGATTCGGTTCTCCTGTGCGATATTCTGTGTCATTTATCCAAGCAGGATAGATTAGAAGCGAATCTATGACATGAACATTATCTTTTTCTGCGTTGATACCAGCACGGAAAAGATATGGACCCGTTGAGCGATTTACGAACTTGGAATCAAAATCAACCTGATCTAATGTCTTCGGATGAATGATTCGCTTGAGAGATACGCATCCTGGAATACACGCAAAGAATCCGTTGGAGATATACTTCTGCTGTGATTTACCGACACACTCTAATCCACAGGGGTCTTCGTTACTAACTATCAAATCAAACTGAGTTGCCCGTTCTTTAATATAGTTACAGAACGCGTCGCTGATTTCAAACAACGAATCCAAATATACACCTCCGAACCGATGAAGTATTTCATATCGTGTAAGGTCACCAACCTGCGCCCAGCGAGAGGTATTCTGTTCCTGTCCTTTGGCCAACGCAACTTGTGAATACTCAAACGTAAGAGGCAGTGTATCTGCGTTGAATTCTGCGTTGCTCCAAAGTTTATATTGAAACCCGTTGCGTTCAGCGGTTTCCTTCACTTGCTTAAAAAGGATATTTCGGGGGTCTTCGGGCGTTATTTCTTTCCCGAACCAAATTTGGTGAATAATTAGTGGAATCGCACGGACACGAGGCACGTATAGTTTTTCCTTATATATGTGGTCTTGGAACCGAAGTTCCATTCTGTCCTTCTGTTTTTCGTGATACAGTTTCGTGATATTTTGTGTTTTTGCATAAAATACCATACCACTACGCTTAATTTCGTCTAAGTCTGGATTCAAGTCGGCATCAACTCCAAATTCTACAGCGCTGGGGAAATGCTTACGAACCAGTTCTCCTACTTTCTTATGATGAATATGACCATATTCACCTTGAGAATTATGAGACAACACAACTTTCCACTGTTTGGTCGACGCGAGTTCCTGAAGTGCCCTTTCAAACTCCGAATTATCAAATAGCTGATCGACACGTTGACGGGCAACATCTACGCCTAATTCATCCTCGTCGAGATATGTATCTTCTACATCATACATGCGGAATTGGGTAACGTTGAAATAAGACATGGTCTTTTGAAACTCGGCCTTACGCCCGGGATTTGAATTATTTGTGGCAGATATGACTAACCATCCAGGTTCGCGAAGCAAGTTTGCGCCACCCCAGAGAACTTCATCGTCTGGGTGGGCGACAACAAGGAGCTTATCGGGTTCCATTATTTACTGATAAGAGGAATACTTATAAAAATGGAACACAAATATGACTCTGTAGTTACAGGCGTCATATCTGCGTTTCAAGAACGCGCTCGTATTGGAAAGTTGAAGTATGGAACTGATTTGGACCGTAAGGACCTATCAGTTCTTGAATGGATTCAGCACGCACAGGAGGAACATATGGATGCTATTTTGTATTTGGAGAAGCTGAAGCAGGAGTTTACATCCGCCAAGCGCGACGGGCAGCAGCAACCATCGCTGGAGTAGCCGGTGTGCTGATGAACAGCGCGTAATACATGTAGTAGATAGGGGAAAATATGAACGCAACAATCGCCCATCCAATAGACTGGAAACGATCATAAGATAACTTCGCCGCACCCGCCGCGAATATTATGGAGGGGATTAGACTAACTACAAACCATATTCCGGCAGATAGAAGAACTGCCTGGCTTACAGCGGGCTTACTATCTTGTGGCTGGGTAGGCGGCGCTATAGCCTTGGAGTCTGCCATTTATTATACAACAAGTTTAGTTGGCAGTGCTACCCTAACACTAATTACTATAGGCTAATCCCGCCATACCGCTCATGATGCGGAGGACATTGTAGTTCGTGGCATATACGCGGACGTTCCAGTTGTTATCCGTGGACTCATCCACGATGTAATCACCGGACATGTTCATCACAATCGTCGCCGTATCGATGCGTGAGAAGTTGCATGTTCCCGAAGGCTGCTGTTCCTCAGGCTTGAGCGCAAACGAGTATGAGTAGATCGCCTGGTGGACCGAAGGACGGGCACTTGTTGTTACTCCTTCGGCGGCAGATGCGAATACTTGGAACCCAATCGGCTTCATCGTGCCCGAGTGGTGCTGGTAGGACTGGACCTTACTGAAATAGTCTCCATTGCGACGATCCATACGATCCTGTCCGTTAATCTGAATCCACTGCTCCAGAATGGGCTGCGTATAGCTTGTATCGGCAGAACCGTTAGACGTTACACGCTGATTGGGATACGTGTATGTGAACGGAGCTAGACGACTAATGTTGGGCCGAGGCACGCCGAGAGTCGCAGTAACAGTCTCTCCGCTACGGGGCTGGGCGATCTTACAGTTTGTGTAGCGTTCGGGCTGAACAACCCACACAAGTTCCTTCACTGGGTGATTGAAGGTCAAGTCAATACGATTGCTGGAAGACGAGATACCCTTGTCCTCATTGAACTGAACCTGCTCAATCAGATACTCATGTGACTCCTGGGCCATACGACGGCGCTCATCCACATCCAGATAGATGTAGTCAACATATAGCGCAACCGACGAAGGCGGGGGAGGAGCAACGAGAGATCCAATATTCGTAGGAATACTCTCACCCACGTGGCCGACAAGCTGAGACTTGTTCCAGTTGATATTGATCTTTACCTCGTGATACTGGAGAGCAATCAGGGGGAGAGCCGCACCAGGATTCTTCGTGTAGAAGAATGGTAGAGGAACAAAGACAATATTTGGGTGGCTTTCGCGTCCAGTCGCACGCACACAAGACGCGGCACTTGGAAGGGTCGTATAGCCAGCATCGCGTCCAGCCCCGACCATCTGGTGGAGCTTGAAGCTGGTATTGTAGTCAGACGTCAGCGTATCCCACAGATACAGCCACTCGCTGTAGAGACGATCAATCAGCTGGCCACCAACCTCAATCTCCACATAATCCAGTAAGTTGTATCCCAGACGACCCTGCTCGTTGTTCCAGTTGATAGTGGTTCCGGCAACCGTCGTCGAGGGGAGCTGGATGCTCAAATAAGTAGAATAAGCAAGGTCTGCATGGCGACCAAGCGTCGCGCTCTGCTTCTGACCCCACATGGGCATACCCGTCAGATTAATGCGAAATGGCTCCATCGCAAAGTTCGTGTGACGCTTGAACAGGCCCTTCCAGAACGTAATCTGCGGATTTCCAGTTATGTAGGCATCCTGAGCTCCGTGAGCAACGAGTTGTAATAGTCCGCCGCCCATTTGTCTTTATATGTTAGGAAGTTTGATTTTTTTAACGACGCGAACTACGACGAGTCTTACGACGACGACCACCAACCTCTTCCATCGACTCGGGGCCGCCGGCACCACCGCGGTGCTTCTTGTAGGTCTTCTTCGCCTCCTTGATCACCTTCTTCAGGCCATCACCCTTCTTGTAGGCGCCCTTTGACTTCATCGACTTCATCGTCTTCTTCACATGAGAGAGCCAAGCGTTCGCCATTTTGTATATGTTTATATATGAGAATTTATACGCGAAACAGCATTCGACGGAAACTATTTACCACATCATCTGGAACACGCTCTTCCATAGGTATTCCAGCCAAACAGCAATAATGAAAATACATACAATACATTCCACACTCAGAATCCTTGTATTGGTGGCGCGTCTTGTTGTATGTGAGTTTCATCGGTTGCGAATGAACCCCTGATGCATCCCACTGCTCTTTCCACCGTTTCATCAGACGCTTAATCTCTTTTTCTGGGTTATGTGCGTAAGAATCAAAATAGGTCATACGAGGATAGGCTAACTCTGGACGAATATCGCAGAATACTGCTACCCAGTGTTCGCCCGGACCTGTGCTAACATCGGTATTAAAAATGATACCGAGTTGTGTTTTACCAGCTTTCGCAAGCGATTGAATGTCCATGGAACACAGTGCGCTAACTAAACATTCACCCGTTTCACTCTTTGCATCAAAATCCATAGGGAAAGTTCCGACATGCTTGTATTCCGCAAATAGCTTCTCGAACTGTTTTTCCAGCTTGTCGATATCCGTAGAAGACAGCCATTCTTCCGGGTTCACTTTCCATTCAGCAGGAGCTTTCGGACGAGTAAGCAACGATGTTATAATACACTCTCCGCGCCCCGATTTGCATTTATCGTGAAGGCGTTGCTTGATAGATTCCCACATTACCTCTGCTGAACCTTTCTGAATTGAAGGCTCCTGTGTATGTTCTTCATTATAGACAGTTCGTAAACGGTCTACGTCCTTCTCATCCAAATACATCTCCTTGTCTTGAAAACGGAATTAACTTTTCAAGATCAGATCTTACTACCCAAAATGTCTTCCATCCTTGAGAACTTGAAAAGCCATCTGCGTTCTTACACGAAGATTGACGATGACCTACAGAGTTTGAACAAGCAAGTGTATGATCTTCGCTCTGAGCGTCGTAATATAGAGACTCAGCTGGCTTCGATTCTGACTAGTTCAGAGTTTGCTCAAATTGATAAGATCCAGCTGAGTGAGGATAACTCTGTCGTAAAAATTCAGCGTCCGGGTTGGAACAAACCTTGGAGTATCTCTAAGAAGGACCTGAATCAGTCTATCGGTTCATACTTCGCATCTACAAAAAATCCAACTGCGGATGGTTGCTATACATTTATTGTCGAGTCGCAGAAGGACAAGCTATCGTCTACGGACTTCAACTTCACTCGTGTAAAAAATGACTGAGATAAGTAATGGCGGACCAAGTAATGGTAACAGGACAACGTACCAGACGTTTACCTCAGAGATTTGTAGACCCAGAGCAACAACAATTAGAACAAGAAGCGGCTCAGGGATTAGTGTCCGCTCAAATTCCACGAGTTCCTGTTGAAGTTCCAGCAGGTAGTGCAGATCCCGAAGTTGTAAAAAGACTCAGCAGATATTTGAACGAAGCTTTAACATCAACATCATCTCCTACAGCGATCGCGGTTCGTATGTGGGGTCCTGAAGCAGTAGCATTATTTTTAGATAAAAGAGATGCTGTTCGCTATATGTATTCTCCAACAAATAATGATTCACAGTGTATCCGCGCAGGGCTTGGAAACCCGAATGATCCCAAAGAAGTGGTAAATATGAAATGTTGGTTATGTGGATTTGGACTGACGAAAAGTGACGGTTCTAAACAAGATATTATTGCATGTGAACATGTTTTACCGGTATATCAAGCTGTTATGTTTGCTGATATTGCGTTAGCAACATTACCATCCACATCTACACTTGAGCTTATATCCGCAGAATACGAATGGGCTCATACGTCTTGCAATGGACCCAAGGGTAATTCAGTGTTTATTAAAGAAAAACGTGATAAAGCCAACAGACTCATAGGATGGGAAGTAGATAAGGAAGTTATTAAAGAAGTATTAATTAAGACAATACCAAAAATTAAAGCTGCAGGAATAGATGAGGGAACATTGAATAGTCGTGATGCAGAGAAAGCTTGGGTAACACGCCGGACTGGTCTTATTACGGAGCGAATGCAAATATTTTTACGCTACCTTAACCATCCCGATCCTAATTCAGCAAGATTTATGATGTTATTAGCTGCTTCCAAGTTGGCTGATCCTGAACGATGGGCTTCTACTCTCAAGATAAATGAAGAAGCCTATAATAACTATGTAGACAGACTTATCGGCACTGAACTCAACCGTATACAAGCAGGACGTCGTCGAACAAAACGGAAACGAGGAGTTACACGCAAGCGCAAGAATAACAAGCGCAAGTAAGATGACTTATAACCCATATAATCCAAAAAATCGCCTTCTACATACAACCAGCATCCAGGACATTCTAGATAAGAATGGATGTCCTGGGTTCAGAGTTCAGAATGCGAATGTGTTTCAGACTGCCATGGTTCACTCATCATATGTAAAAAGAACGCAATATACGACACCAACAGGAGAACCAACAGAACTTGTTCCTCGGCCTCCAAACTGTCTGGAGCTCTTCGATGAGTCATACGAACGACTGGAGCATCTAGGTGATTCTGTTCTCGGGGCATGTGTATCTACTTATCTTATGGAGCGATTCCCGGGTGAAAACGAAGGATTTCTCACAGACTTAAAGAAAGAAATCGTTTGTAATGACACACTTGGGAAACTCAGTCAAACAATTGGTCTTGATACATTCTATATCATCTCACGACATAATGAAGATATCTGCTTTGGGAGAGTGAATATCAAAAAACTCGGCGATATTTTGGAGGCGTTTATTGGTGCTTTGTGGTCTGACTCAAATCATAACTTCAAAGATGTATATTCATTTGTAGTCTTCTTGATTGAGCGATATATCGATATCCCTAAACTCCTGATGAATAATCGGAACTATAAGGAACAGTTTCAGAAGATATATCAGTCTATGTATCACATGACTCCAACCTACACTATGATTTCTCAGGAGAATGGTTGTTATACCATGGCTGTTGTTAGTCATCTTGGGGTTGAACTTGGTCGTGGAAGTGCTCCGACCAAGAAACAGGCAGAGCAACTCGCCGCACGAGAGTCTATTTCAAACATCAAGTAGAGAATGGCACAGTCGTCTTCGTGCGCGGAAGATGACGCGTAAGTAACTCCCTCTGTGTTCCACCGACAGACATATCATCACCGCCATCTGGGATCCCCTCAATAGAACGAAGAACCTCCGCTACACGCTGTGGTTGATCGGCAAACTGAAGCAGAAGTTGGGTACGAATATAACTACGGCGCAGAGGAGGGCGCGATGTGCGAACTGTGCGACGAATATTTCCTACACCGGAACCCTCTAGCGCAATATCGTCAATCTGATTATCACGCATAAACTCCAATACATTACCAGACAACTTAGCCTTCTGATCGCGAATATTTTTTAGTTCATTCTGAAGCTCACGTGCACGGTCATCTAGAGCAATCCAGTCTTTTAGTGTTTGACGGACCTTGTTCGTTGTGTCTTCATCCATTTACTATTACCTCGGCGTCTCGTTGAAAGCCGTTTGCGTCCCTGACCTATCGGCGGTGTAGGAAGATTCGCAGATTGCTTAATTTTATTTGAAAAGGATTTCATATTATTCACAATACCTTGTGGGGTAGTTTGCTTAATATTCTCAAACGCATTCGCCAGTGTGTTCGGTTCGTTAGATAGACCCGGCGGTGGATAAGCTGGCGGTGGATAAGCTGGCGGTGGGTAAGCTGGTGCTTGCGTAATATTATCAAATGTCTGTTGGAATGATGTAGGTATTTGAGAGTTAATCTTATTAACAACTCGGTCTTTCATTTGAGCTACATTGGCAATATGAGAATTCACTTTTGAAACACCGTTATTAATACGGGTTGACACATCTTCGATAAGATTCGCAATCGTGCCAATAGCAGTTATTATGTTACCTGCCAGTTTTTGACGTTTAAGCTCCGTTTTGGCTACAAATCGGTTGCTTTCCAAAAATAAGTCGGCAATCATATCTCCGGCAGGAGGCGGTATTACTCGCAGAAACGACTCCATTGCTACCGTAAATTCCTGACGACTGAACGAAACCATCGCAATCATAGGCCATACCATTGCCCCGTAAATCGCAGCCATCATTAGACCAAGTAAGCTGGCGTAAGGTAGTGGGATTAAACCCATAACAAATGGAATTTGCTTTTGAACCGACTTAGTAATAATCTTACCTCCAGTAATCATAACATCGAGTCCAACACTCAGAATGTTACCAAATACCGGGATCGCTTCCAAATAACTCACAAAGAATATCACCATAAACAAGCTCCGTAGCATCACGCGTGCATACGGCGAAGTGATTGCTCCCAAAAACCAGCGAATTCTTGGACCCATCCAATCTTCGCTATCTAAATCCATTGGAGGCGCAAATGAAATAGATGCATTCGAAGTTGCTGGAATGTTATCTGTGACAGATGATACCCGACTCTGGATGTCGTCCCTTACGGATTTTATACCAGACTTAAATTTATCTGTCATTTTAGAGAGTTTAATACCTCCTGTCTGCTCCTTAAATTTATGGAGCTCTTCGTCGAATTTCGGATCCTTTCGTAATCCCATCATAACAAGATTGAGTCGTTCGTCAAAATCAGGGGGCAGAGGAACCTTATTGGCCTCTAACACTTCCCTGAGCGCCATTATGTAAAATTTACATTAAAAATAAGAATGAATGATATAACTGAGAAAATTCGCTGGAATTCGCAGATAGAACGAATAATAGCAGAAGAAGGCGAACGCGCACTATGCTATTCTTGGTTACATGGAAAGTCCGAAAAGCAGTATTCGAGGTATAACAATTACATAACACTACCAACCATAGTATTGTCTACCGTAGCAGGAACAGCAAGTATTGGATCTCAAACACTATTTAATGACCCCACTGCGTCCAGTATCGGAGTCGGAGTCATAAGTTTGACGGTCGGAATATTGAACACAGTATCTACCCACTTTGGATGGGCTAAGCGTGCCGAATCGCATCGGATATCAGGCGTAAACTACTCAAAGATACATCGATTTATAGTAATAGAACTATCTCTGCCTCGAGGGGAACGAATGGCCGCCCACGACATGCTTAAAGTTGTGCGTGAACAACTAGACAGGTTACAAGAAACAAGTCCTCAAGTTCCAGATACAATTATTATGTCATTTAAAAAGATGTTCGGTTCAACAACGCCTGATTTAAGCAAACCCGAAATTACGAACGGTCTAGACCCGATTGAGGTATACGTAGAGGGGTCTTCTCCAGAAGCATTTAAAACTTCCAGCGCTTATCACACTCAAGACAAGTCACAAATGTTGTCATTGGTTCATCTGCCGACCGAGTCTGAAGCTGATAGTAGTCACACTTCGTCTTCTTCTTGCAACTCGAGCACCACATGAAGATTGATGCGTTCTGTGCTGATGAATACATCTTTTTCTTCTTTTCAATCAGTTTCTCGATAACCTCCCTCCAGCGAGAAGGACACAGATCCATAGATGTCATCTCAGCAATAGTCTGTAGAGACAGTTCGCCTGACTTCAGTTTATCAAGTAAGTTCTGATTGTTCTGAACATAACTCGCTGGACCCTTCAAATTCTCGTAGAGTGTAATTGAACGGTTACGATACATATTCCAAAAGGCACGATTGGACCAATCGACTTCAATCGCATCTTTCAAAGCGCGCTCGACCAGGTTCTTCAGCATAAACTCTTCGAACTGTGTCGCCATCTCTACTGAACCAAACACCTCCGTGAAATTTGAAATAACTTTCTCGCGAATCGCACAATTCACAAATACATCGCGCGACTTTACCACAGTCGCTTGCTTTACAGGGCGTGATACAGGAATAACCTCCTCCTCTTCAACAGAGACCACCTCGTCTTCTTCCTCAATAGTATCATTCTCTACCTCCTCTTCTTCAACATCATCAACTTCTTCGACAACATCTTCATCTACCGCAAAGGTCCACTCTTGATAGAGTGTTTCATAATCATCTGCACGTAAGTCGGAATACTCTGAGATAGACTTTTCATACTCATCTTGATTCTCATGTTGAGTTGCTAAAATCACAATAATGCTCGTATATGTTTCTTCATCAAATGGCGATGGGAGCATGTGTGTATTCTCGTCGTCATCTGAAGTAGACGCAAATACGGATAACCAACGTGTATCTTTAAGAGGATCCTGTAGTTTTCCTTGAAACTGAATATTCGCGTTCTTATATTTCTTACGAATCCATTCAAGAACGTCTGATGTCTTTGTCGGAATTTGGAGATCCGATAGGTTCCCGTTCAGAGCAATACTGACTCCGTATGTCATTCTTAACTTCATTCGGCTTCGTATGTCTAGGTTCGTTTTTGACGAATGGAAACTTAGAACAAAATACACATTTTTCTGGAGATGACTTATGTAGACATTTCATTTCCAAAAACGGATTGTTCTCTATAATACTATAACTAAGTATCCACTAAGATGTCTGGCAAGTACATTCCTCCTGCTCTACGCAACAAGAGTCGGTTCCAAAATGAGGAGTCGATTCAAAAGATTCCTAGCCAAGATGACTTTCCAGCTCTTAGTTCTGTAAAGCCGAAGACTGCTTTCAAGCCAGTTCGGTCCTTTGCGGTTCTAGCAAATGAGTGGCAGGAACATGCCGATGATGAGAAGGCTCGCAAAGACACACGGGAGATTATGGAACGTCGTGAGGCTGAACGTCGGGAGACAGAGAATCAGAATGTATTTATTTATCGTCAGCACGAAGATAAGCCGAATACGTATGATGACGAGTATATCGGTTGTCAATCAAATCCAACCGACCCAGACGATTGGACTACAATTGAGAAGAAAGCGCGTCGTGAACTAACAACTGAGGAACTATATGAGAAAAAGCTACGAATGGAGGAAGAAGAACGACGCCTCGCAGAAGATAGCGTATGGAATGACTCAAAAGGCGATGATTGGGATTACCGTGATCGCCGTGCGTATTCTTGAGTATAGCCTATGAAGTATACAAAATACGATCGTATTGTTGATCCAATCGCCTGTAGTATTGCCAAAAAATAAGGCGCATTCCTAGATCCATATACCCATCCGTAATACGCGGCAAGAATAGATAGGATAGAAAGGATAATAAACATCACGATATCAAAAAACGTGATATTTTTAACATCTGGGATATCGGGAGAAGCATACGCCTCTTTCATTTGTGTTATCACAGTATTTTGTGTAGAGTATTTGTAAATGGACTCAGATACATCGTTTGCCCTCGGCTATAGCATGGTAGCACTATTGGTAGCTGGTGGGTTTCTATATATGACTCGTAAGACGAGTATTTTTGCTCCACTTGGAACCCTTGCATATACAGGTGTGTCTACTGTCGGTAGACTTGCTCCGGATATTACTACATTTCAGCGATGGGGTAGAATTGTTGGAGTTCTAATTCCATTTGCTCTGATGGCGATTGGTCCAGTTCTGGATTTGCTTAACAACAATTTCAGATACACAACCATTACACTTGTAGGGTTATCGTCTATGATTCTAGGGTTTGCTTATCAAACAATTATTCGTGGTACAAGCGCTTATTTATCAAGTTTGACGATTGGAACGGCTTCAGTTATCTCATACACGTTGTATGACATTTGGATACAGGGTGGAAGCTACAACTACAAGGCACTATCTACAGTATTAGGCGTTGTATTAATGTTCCTACAATTGCTACATACGGTGTCAGCCCCTGTGTTTTCATCATCGCTATTAAATGATTTAATCGGCACCATGCTAGGTTCCGGTCTCGGATTACTAGCGTGGGGTGTTGTGTGGAATCATTATAGATCATGTTTGCCAAATTCAGTCCCAGTTAAGCAAGAGAAGTTATAGATAACGAAGACCGGTACGAATTAGGCGATAATAACCAGCCATAGCAGTTCCGGATTCCTTGCCAACGTATACAATCTTGCCATTCCCATCTTTCACAAGAACTACAATCGTAGGAACAACCTTCACACTAAAATCTCCCGTATAATTATTTGGATCATCCTGAATATTCACACTAACCCAGTTAATCTGTGAAAACTCCTCCTTCAAGTCTTCTACAGCAGGCTTAATCACCTTACAAGGAGCGCAAGTCGGAGACCAGAAGTGATAGGCAGTAATACTCATTCTTCGTTGTTTGTATCCGTGATGATATGTGAAGATGCTACAAGTCGATACTCGTTGTATGCTTTTAGCTTGTGTTTTACAATCTTGGTTCCGTTTTTCTTACAAGTTTCCCCGTACGCTGAAATTAAAGCCAAATGTAAAGCTCTTTCATCAATCTTGTCTTGATTCTTCAAACACCAATTCACGAGCTCCTTCTCTGGAATAGGAGGACCCATGAGTTGCAGAGGACATCCTTCAACTGTCTTAATTGGTAATGACTTTATATCCACAGGTTTGCCTTCTAACACTTCCACTGCCATACGGTCTACAATATGATTATACTTACTATGCTCATCGCTACCGCCTGTGTGTGCGCGAATCCAGTTGATTGAGTGGGACTGAAACAAAATCAATCGCCCTGAAATCTGTTCAATAAGGTCTCGATTCTTAACCGGTTCCCCGCCTGCTGTTTTCCAACCTTTTTTAATCCATCCAGGAATCCATTTAGTCAAGCAATTCTTGGAATAATCCGAGTCAGTGTAAATATAGATATCGGTTTCATCAGCGGTAAAAGAAGAAATTGTTTTCTCAACGGCCGATAGGATCGCAAGTAGTTCCCCGCGATTATTCGTCTGCGGTTGGTCGTCAGGTACACGCTGTGCATCAGAGAGTGATGCGTGTTCCGGAAAATAATAACCATATGATGCCTTAGCTCCCTTCTTACCATTCGCGGTACAAGCTCCATCTGTATACACGACTACCTTCATAGCTTATCTATGCGAGGTTTATGAATATGACTGTCAATTCGTTTTGTAACGCATCGACTCAAAATCGCAGGTTGGAGTTGTGTGGGATCCTCGATATGGAACCATACACGACAACGAAAAGAACGCTGTTCGAGTGAACGACGAAGAACCTGTTGGCAAGAAAAAGTCAAAAATTCTGAATGGAGAACTAATAGAATCCGAACACGCGACGATGATTTGCGAGTGATCCATGTTTCAAAAAAAGGCGTAAATGTTTCAACCGAATTCAGTTTTGCCGCGTCTACAACTTCAAACTCACACGAATCCGTATGTTCGGATTTGTATGCGTTCCATACTTGAAGCGTTTGAGTATCATTCAGAGGCTCAAACAATATGTAATGGGGTGGTGGAAACAACAGAGACATTATGGTAAGGATAAAAACAATATGTAAATGAATATAAATGAACTTGTTCGGTTTGAAAAAAACCGCAAGAACAAACCCTATTAATAAGGCTCCCATCGGTATTGGTACGCCGCGTGCGAAAAGTATGGAAGACGAAATAGCAGAGTTGGAAAGACAGCAAAGTGCGATTGATGATAGACTTGGACGTGAGTGGAGTCCTACTAACTCTGTCTCAGATGAAGAACTTGAAAGAGAGTTAGAGGAATTAATGAAACAAAGTGGCAAATCACGTGGTGGAGATAGAATCGCAGCGCTCCGTGCGATGATACAGAATTCTATTAACCAAATTAAACTTCTTAAAGAACGTCCTGCTACTCCGGAAACACTAGAAGCCCAAAGGCTACTACTAGAGACAGCAAAGAAACTTACCGCCCAACTTCAAGAATTGAAGAAACGGGGAGCTAAGCGCAAACGGGCTACTCGTCGGAAACGGGCGCGACGATCTTCTTAATGGGAACCGACCCATCAATCAGATACAACGAGTTCTCAGTTACTACAATGTAGCAAGCTTCGCACTTGTATACATTCTGAACTGTTGACGTATACTCATCGTTGGACTTGACCAGAAACTTTGTTCCATCGGGCTGGACGCCGATACAACACTTCTTCTCTACACTATCGCGATAGTAATCGAGATAAATCGGCTTATCCTGCTCAATCGCAACCTGAGAAGCACGAAGCAGAACGCTCGCGGGAGGGAGGCTCATTTACAATATACATTTCTCTTATTGAACCAGTTTGAACGCATCTTCCAACTTGAATCGAGACCGCATATTGAGCGATGGAAGTTTAGATTTCTCGATGGCAATAAATTCCTTCAGCGAATCGCCAATGAATGCCCGAATAGATAGTGCCTTCGCGAGCTTTGCAGACTCGTATAGGAAGACAGCATACTGATTAACATTCTCTTCGGTCTGCGCCGTTCGCGGTTGAGCTGCTACGTCGTTGAGTTCATTCAGAACATCCTGAAGACCCGTCTTGACATACTCATCACTTACCAGATCATGTAGATAGAGTTCCATAAGAAATTTAGCATATCCACGACGCTTCTCTTTCTGCTTTGTCCACTCAATCACTTTGTTATCAAAATTGGGCTCAACACTTGATGGAAATGTGAGAGTTTCATTCATATTATAAAGCTTGGGAAACATAGATACCTGTGCCTGAATGTCATCTTTCATATCCGGAATCTCTGCAACCATCATACGAGCACTTTCGGCCATAACGGAGGCAAAGCCATGATTTGTGATTGCCTTATCAAACAGAAGGGTTGCGATACGCAAGCGAAAGGTTTCATCGCGCTTCTGAATACGCTCGATCGCATCTTTTGTAAGTTTTTCAACAGACGATGTAGTAATCTTATTAAGAATTCCAAATATATCAGAATACTCCGGATCTTCGCGCTCCTTCAGGCGCCGAACGATATCTACCAATATACGCTCGCGCCAATTATCATGTGGTTGAGATTTCTTGGGGTGGAATGGACGTGCGGTGGGTTTATGGAATGGTTTGAAGACCATGGGTGTAATCCGAAGTTTTGCGATATTATCCTGAACGAGTTTCGGAAGTGGTAGTTTGACCATTTCGCGAACAGAATACACAGCAGAAACTGAGAGTGCCATAGTTCTTATTCATATGCTGTGTGAAAAACGAATCCGTTTCATCTACACGGTATCTAAATCTATCTAAGTATAAATGGGGGATTCAATTGCTACCACAAGATTCCAGTATTCTTGGATGTTGTGGTATCATGATCCTGAGAATAAAGACTATTCTCTGGAGAGCTACATCAAGGTTGCGGATGTGTCTACTCCACAACAATTCTGGACAGTTGTAGATTCCATTTCAAAGGAGGCGTGGGAATCTGGTATGTTCTTCTTTATGCGTCGTGGTTTCAAGCCACTGTGGGATTCACCTGAAAACGAAGCAGGTGGATCTTGGTCTAAAAAAGTAGAAGCCCATATTGGGTATGAAACATTTGTAGATATGATGGTCAACTGTGTATCAAATGAACTTATCGCAAGTCGCCCTGAAACCCTCGCAGGTATTACAATTTCTCCGAAGGGTGCATTCTCTATCATCAAGGTATGGAATACGACAACTCTAGTCTCCGCTAAAAATGTGCTCAACTCAAATATGAAAGGATTCAAAATCACCGACGATGTTACGTATACAGCCCATAAATCTCGTCCAAAGTAGAAGTAATGTCGCTTCATAAAACGATTGTAGATAACTTAGAATCGTTCTTTAGATTCGCATATAAATGGATAACGGATAAAGATGAAGTATTGGGAGAGATAGTGTATACACTACACATTTTTGGATTCTGGACAGTTATGCTTCTCGTATTTATATCACATACTGTATATCCCGTTTTCTGGTTTCAAGCAATCATATTTTCCTTCATTTGTTTAGTTTGGCTTCAACATGTTGTTCTTCATACATGCGTATTAACATCAATTGAGCGAAGACTACTGGGACCTAGAGGTCACACCATGATTGATTCATTATTGAATATTTTTGGCATTCCACTTCAAAACGAAACACGTATGGGAGTAACGCTTATGCTGAGCACCGTAGGTGTTATATTTCTCGGGTTAGAATTAACAGCAAGATCTGTTATGTATGTCCGCCAAACGATTGGGGTATCTATGTGGATTTAAATAAGAAATAAAAAGGAACGTATTTATATTCTTTTTCTAATATCGCATGAGATACTCCGTGTAATCCAATAGCAATTGCAAATAACAGAGCCAATACTAATATTCGATACATATCAAGACCCTTCAATCTTGAAGAGTATATAACTGTAAATAGAACAGATCCTGCAACTACCAATCCGCTCAGAACATGAGCAATTATTGAAGGATATGGAATCAGCATTTATATTTCAAGAAACACATTAAACTGAACAAGGCATGAGTGCTAACTGAACACATCCTAGGTTAGCGACTACATATTTTATTAGCATGAACCAATCATTCTTCATGTGAATCTCGAGATTATTACAGAGGTTCGTGCATTTTGTAAACAACACCAAATGGGGGAGCGAAAAGGTTCCAGTTACGATCTCATCCCCACTTTCCTTCTTTTGAATACTGAACTCGTTCTCACCATCTCCCATCACAGTTGTACGTGATGCGAAATGGCCTTTGCATCCAAATGTTAGAGACGGCCCTACGTTCTTAATCTCAACAGTCTTTGCGCCGAGTAGAGTCATATCGCGACAAATCTTCTGAAAGTCAAGTGAAGGCATCGTGATATGTGCCGAAAAATCAACCTCGGGGAGCTGAAGATCGGGTTCATCGCGATCAAGTAGGTTCAGCTTATAACGCGTCACCTGCTTTTTCTCACCATCCTCTAGCAGAATACCCAGCGTATTAGAATCATTCTGTTCGATGTAGAACGTGATAGTATCATCATTCGTCGCAGTCTTGATGATACGATACAGATGATCCGTATTGACACCAATTACAAGCTTACCAGATGTATGGTTATAACTAAACTTCTCGAACTTGTCGGCATAGAGACGCAGATGGACGAGAACAGTGCGTGTATTATCCATCGCAACCATTCGAATTCCTTCAGAATCAAAAATAAGACTCATTTCAACAAGGATACACTTTAAGGCTTCAACGAGCGTACGAATAGCACCCGTCTGAACCGTCTTTGCTTCAACTATGTAATCCCCCATTTTAATGAGTTACGAATGGTTCGTTTAAAATGCTATATAGGCGTAATGGTAGATAAAAAGATAATTATTTATGTATTATGTTATGATGATAAAACAGAAGAATTTTCAAGAATATATTATCAACGTTATGACTGGGCAAGGATTTATAGAATTAAAAATCAATCTCATTTATTCGAGGGTGTGATGTATCAATCAGAATTGCTTGAATTATATAATGAGTGGAAAGATGTAGATTATGTTGGAACTATATCACATAGTTTCCTTACGAAAATGAAGATCGAGCAACTTTTACATTTCTTAAATATGTCAAATCCGCAGATGCATGATGTTATTTTCTTCAAAACTCTTACAAGCGATCTTTTTCATTTACATTCAAATCCCGACTTAAAACGAGTTTATCAAGAAATTTATAGTCAAACTATGCCTGTTAGGATTACTTGCATGCTACGAAGATATTCTTTTTATAATTATTGGATAGCAAAACCTTCATTTATGTTAAGATATATTCAGTTTTTCAATAACGTATGGTTACCTGCTGTTGAAAAACATCCACTTATATGGAATAATGCTGGTTATGGTGATGAAAAACTGTCTCCTGAAACATTAAGCAAATTAACAAAGCGAGTGGCTCACTATCCTATGCACCCGTTTATAAATGAAAGGATCCCGTTCCCCTTCTTTAAAGAAATAAACGCAAGGATACTGTTTTAAACGCGACGCTTCATCGTTGCGCTCTTCTTTCGAGATACAATACGTCCCGATTTGTTATACTTCAGATCGCTCTTTGTGAGGCCACCGCTTGTGTGATGTGCGGTGCCATGCATTACCTGCGCGCGTGAACCAATCTTACGAGTTTTATCTGGCATGTTTATAATATATTTTGAATTTATTTTGTATATGTAATGCTATTAAAAAATATCAATCAACATATTCGTGACGTAAAATACGGTAATGAGTTCTCTATAAAAACGTCTGGGAACAATATATTATTTTTTGTGTTTGCGTCACAGGGAGATATTTATAATAATAAAAAATGGAACGGAGATATCATACGATATTCACAAAAAGGATTTAGTGGAACACATCAGTCGATTGTAGCTACAGCTGAATTATTAGCTAGTCTCAAGTTTAATGTATTCATTGCTTGCAACTCGTGCTCTGAAAATACGATTGTTAATAATGTAAAATATATATCCTATATTGGGTGTAGTATAATTATTGATAAGATAGATACATTAATAATACCGCCTTGGATATTTCCACCACACCATATGTCATTAAATTCTCTTAAATCTCTAGTAATATGGTGTCATACAAAGGTATTTCCACCTAAAATTGAATTTCAGAAGTTTAAACAAACTTATCCAAAATGTAAAATATATATAAATACAATAACAAAATTTACAAACAAGGTTCTAGATGAACATTTTGGATATTATAGAGAGTTTGTAGATAAAATATCTGACATACGAAATCCGCTACTACTTGATATGATACATCCTGTAAACAATAAAATACGACATTCGTTCATATTTCCTGCTTCATTCGATAGAGGTGGTAAGTTGGCATGTGATGTATTCGATAGATTGAGTTTTAAAGATAAATCTATGACAATATCATCATATGTAAATTCGGATATTGGACTCATTTCTAACGACTCATATACAGTAACAACAAAAGGAAAAGGAGACTTATTTAATACGCTTTCGAGAACCGAATATTTTCTGTATCCGGGTATATCATCCGAGACATTCAGAATTATAAAGGAAACAGATAGCTGTATAGTTTCAGAGTGTTTATTACATGAAGTTATCGTATTCGCGTTTCCTGTTGGAGGTATATATGAAAATTATAAGGATACTGTTGTTTGGATTCCAATCCCGAAAGGTTATGAATATATGCAAAATACAGAAGATTCATATGTTCCAGATATAATCAATGAGAGTTTAATGAGAACAATTGAAGACTTAATATATCAAATAGATTCGGATCCAGTTAGAAAGATGGAAATACGAAAAAAGGGGCGCGAGCATGTAATGATTCAGCGAGATACAGCGACCATATCAAAACAACTACATGATTTTATAAAAAATTAAGACAGTATTCTAAATACGTTTTTATCTCCTTGGATTTAGCCTACTGTAAGTTTTTATTGGCATAGGTGTTTTTGGGAGGTAGTTACCAACACTGTAAGTGTTCCCACCTCCTCGTTTAATGCCCCAAAAATATAGATCTTTCGATTGAGCGTTATAGTAGTGCGCGTATTGACTAAATACATTAAGGTCTAGACTATTTTTTATGTCTTCGAATGTTAAGTTTTTATAATAATCAGTCCATCCATCAATATTTCCAATCGTGCCATACGAATCGTTTGGAGATGTTCGACGCGTACCATGTTCTGGTCTTCCGGTTGAGGCACAAGTAAATACAAACAATCCCCCAGGTTTTAACATATTCATGATCTTTTGAAACGAAGCAGTATGCTCGGGATCGTGCTCAAAGCATTCTGTGCTTATTATCGTATCAAATGTATTATCCAAGAACGGCAAAGCGCTAGTTTTCGACACAATAGTTACATTCGGTGCCTGGTATACATCATTTCCTTCATATTCACAATTATCGAACAGAACCCGATTATTTCCATTAATATCCCCAGAACCAACATCAAGCACTTTTTTATTCATAAAAAATCCCAATAATTGAGACTTCATGAATAACATAAAATGTAGAGCTTCGGGATGCATTTGTAGTGTGTTTCACAAAATTGAAAGCTTATCTGAGCGCTCAATTTTGGGTTTCCCCGTTTTTATTGTTTTATATATCCACCTAAGCATCAACCTATTGCTTAGTTGGAGTAGGCAAGACCACCCATGCCGCTCATCACGCGGAGCACGTTGTAGTTCAGGGCATACACGCGCACCTGGGCCGTGCGGGCACCAACCACCGTGTTGATGGACACCGTCAGCTGGAGGGTCGCCTTGTCGATGCGCGAGAAGTTGCACGTGCCGGAAGGCTGGTGCTCCTCGGGGCGGAGGGCGAACGAGTAGACGTTAATACCCTGCGAAGGCGTGCGGCTGTGGTGCTGGTAGGGCTGCACACGGTCGAAGTAGGCACCCTCACGCTCCGTGAAACGGTCCTGGCCGTTGAGCTGGAGCTTGGCGACTTCCACGGGGTTCTTGCCCTCGCAACGAACACCGGAGTCGAGGATCACCTTCGCGAGCAGGTAGTTCACCGTCGCCTCGAACTCGTTCACGCCGGCGGTATCAAACGAATCAGCACCAATCAGCGAGCTGGGCTGCGTTGGGCCCTGACCCAGGAGCGAGGTCGCATTCGAGGGAGCAACACCAGAAGGACCCAGGAAACCAGCATTCGTCTGACCAGTCGTCTGCGAAAGCAGAGACATCACCATGCCCTCCGACGAGAAGTCATCGGAGTAGTTGAAAGGCTGGGGGCCACCGACCGACGCAATCCACGAGGGGTTCGAGCAGTCCACGAACGAGTCGCGCTGGACCACCCAGAAGAGCTCCTTCACGGGGTGATTGAAGTTCAGCTGGATCTTGTTGGATGACGATGTGATCGACTCAGCGCCCGTGTACTGCACCTGCTCGATGAGGTACTCGTGGCTCTGCTGGGCGAAACGGCGGCGCTCCTCCGTGTCGAGGTAGACATAATCCACATACAGAGACGCGGCGGCCAGCGACTGGGCCGTAGGCGATGAGGGTGAACCGAGGGCAGTCTCGTAGTATGTGCAGTTCTGCCACGTCTCGAAATCCACATTGATGCGCACCTCGTGGTACTGGAGGGCAATCAGGGGAATCGCAAGACCAGGGTTGCGGCAGAACCAGAACTGGAGAGGAATATACAGCGTCTTCGCGGGGGTGCCCTGGCGGGGCACGCAAGACACCGTCGTCTCAGACGCAGCGCAAGTGGCATCCAGGCCCAGACCCGTCGCGCGCTTCATCAGCGTGAGGTCGTGCGTCTGGCCAACGATGGAGTCCAGCGCCTGCACCGTACCCGCATCCGTAGACAGCTGGGTCCAGATCTGCATCCAGTCACCATACTGGCGGTCAATGCGCTGACCACCGATCTCCACCTCAACCTGCTTGATCAGGCGGTGGCCGATGTAGCTGAGCCAGCGGAACCCGGAGCTACCAGCACCAGGGCTGAACGTGCCACCAGAAGCACCCGCGCGCAGGTCAATCTGGGGGAGCACAACCTGGACGTACGTCTTGTACATCAGATCGGCATTACGGTTAATCACAGCCGTCACGCGCTTGTTGAAGTCGGCCTGGCCGTTGAAGGTGACTTCAATCGACTCCACAGCGAAGTTCGTATGGCGCTTGTAGAGAACCTTCCAGAAGGTGATCTGGGGGTTGCCCGAGATGTAGATATCCTGCGCACCGTAAGACACTAACTGCATAAGACCACCGCCCATATTGTGTTTATGATATAGAATGAGAAAAAGTTTTTATAGAATAAATGAACGTGTGGTTCCTGCCGACCGCGAATCCCATCCTTAATACGTTCCTACGTTCTATAGTTATCATTTTATTTATGGTGTTTGGGCTGAATAGCAGCTGGTATTCTGCCTACTGGGGTGCGATTATTCACGATACAATCTCACTCATTCTGATTCGTCCCTATGTTATCTCCAACTGAAAGCCCAGTGGTGTATCCCATACGCTTCGGAGGAAATGACTGAATCTTTGATAAATCTATCATTAAAATGAACAGGATACATAAAGTGCGTTGGAAGGATCCGGACAGTTTCATCAAATTTTAATTGCCTTCGGAAATACCAAGGACCTGTTTCAACACATATCGGAAATTCTTGTCCGTTTAATGAACAAAATTTGATGTTATCGACACACGATTTAATAACAGGATGACCTTTTATACATGCGATAAATCCGATCGACATATACAGACCATAGTTAGCATCTTCGTTGCAGATTACCAGGTCATGAGTAAGTAATTCTGTTATGTTTTTAAATAACTCAAAATCCGTGTCCAAGTATATACCGCCTTGTCTATACAGGATCTCATATCTCATAATATCCGCCTTCTGAGCATATTTATGTGCTTTGTGGATACATTCTAAGTTTGAGAAGTTATCGGTTGTCAGATCTTTATCAGTCCATAAACGAAATTCGTAGTCTGGATGTAGTTCTTTTATTCTGTTTATAAATTGAAGTGATTCCTCGGACATTGTATTTGGACCAACCCAAATATGATGAAATACCTTTGGAATTTTCATTAAACAAAACTTATAATTTTACATCTAAACATTTAAGTGCGTGGATGATTCTCCAACTGAAGTCCCGTAGACCCAAATCCACCTGACCCACGTGAATCACCCGCAGCTGGAAGATCATCCGTAAGCACAATCTTCGTCCATGGGAGAAAGTTGTGCTGGCAAATTTGGAATAGACGATTGCCTGCCTCAAGACGCAAAGTTGTTTCATCCTCTCGGTCTAGATTGTCGACCATCGCCTTAACTTCCCCACGATATCCAGCATCGATAAGACCGGTGGAATTACATAGTCGGAAGGGCAACTTATAAATAGACGAACGGGGAAGAAGAAGACAAGGCGCAGGTGAATCACCCAACATAGCAGCAACCTTTACGCCAAGTGAAAAACATACAATCTTTTGACTCAGATCAACATTTTGTGCGAGTAGTGGAATATCAAATCCAGAATCGGTCCAACGATGATTCTCAACTTGTGTGCGAATCATGTCACGCAGTTCAGAGTTATCAACTGAAATGTATAGCGTCATTCTTACCTAATATACTCATGTTCAGTTTAGATGCTTTAGACACACTGGAAGGTATTTATCAGAACCGCCAACATCTACTTGCGGTCCGCTGTTATCATTTTTACGAGTAAATGGGGCGAGTGTTCCATCCTTACAGAGCATACAATATGCATGAAGTTTTGTTACGTTCGTTGCGAATGGAATACATTCCAAAATATCACCAAACGAGTTCTGTCGCGCATCTCCATCCAGACCAACAAGTAGAATATCGCGTCTATGTGATTTTAAAACAAAGTTTACAAAATCACGTAATCCGCGAAAGAATTGAGCTTCTTCAACAACAATACACTGATGCTTGGTAATATCGTGTGTTGGAGCAAGATTTCGATCAACATCCCAAATCATACAAGGTGTTTGTTCGTGATCATGAGTTACCATAACATCGGCCTGTGAATAACGACGATCGATGTTAGGTTTAATGACTATAACCTTTTTTCCGATTGCCTTCTGGCGACGCACATAAGACATCGCATGACTTGACTTACCAGAAAACATAGGACCGATAACAATATCAAGAGACATCCTTAATTACATTCTGTAGTCTGGGAATAAATTCGTTTTACATTCGCTCTATGTGCGTTTTCCGAAAATATCCCCATTCAAACTGTTGCTTGCTTAACAATTTAGTAACGCTATATAGATTCATTTCTTTAAAATGTGCATGTGTCATCTCTTCGTAATTAAAATGATATTCTTTATCATAATA